TAATGGATTTTTTAATGATTCTTCATGGATTTCCTGTAATGCACCGTCAAATTTAACATTACTGAATATAGACTTATAGTAGTCATATCTCTGAAGATTTCTTCTATATGAAAGGCTATAAACAACGTCTTCGCTTATGTAAGGCGGATTTAATAATGCATAATTACTAAAAGGCTGCAATACATAAATGTTATTATGCAGATGTTCCTTGATAAGATTATACTGCTCGTATTGCGGAGTAACATCTTCCGGTTTTAAGAAAACAAAAATGTCACTGAATAACTTCAATACATTCTGAATAACTATATCATCTATCTGTTCTTTTAAAACAGAACTATCCGCATAAATATAAACTCTATCAAATTTAACGCTAAGGCTTGTAATAACCCAGCACAGGTTCTTAATTCCAAATTCAAATGAATTAGTATTTAATGAAATAAATCCAATATTATTCTTATCGGACTTAAGCGCTTTCAAAGTCCTTAGTTTTATATTCTTTAACTTCTGAATATTACTATATAACTGTTCAAATTTTTCACTAAACATATAAACCTTTCACTAACAAATATAGTAAAAAAATATTTGCTATCTATATATTCGTCTGCCGAAAATTCCGGCTATTACACCGTTATTCGAGGTGTAAGGAATCTGAAAAGATACAACCTGTTTATTAGGGTCTATCTGAACGTTCGTATTGTTACGATCTATCTGTATAGGTACCCAGGTTTCGATTGTATCATAAACATATGGCATAATATTCTGAATATTTGAACTATTTTCAAATAACAGATTAAACAACGGCGTACCAAATGTCGGATTGAACAGTCGTTCTTGTGGTTCCGTAGTCAAAACCATCTCGATAGACTGGTTTATAGCGTCCGCACCCCAGATTTCATTGTCATGAAACTGCGTGTCCCAGTCATAATATTCGTTAACCAACGAAAAGTTATCGTTTGATAAATAATCTGAATTTGCGCTTAATGCTAACATACCTTATTTATAAATAATGTATGGTCATAAAGCATAAGATAAATACAAGTTTGGAAGACGCATACTATAATATCCTCTGGCGCCTAGATAATGTCGGTGCCAATTATGAAACTGAAAACCATATTGTTCCAAAATGGGACCCGAATGCCAGAGATGAATACGGAAACCAATATCCGAAGCCAGATCCAGATACGGTCGGTACTGGTACCGCATGGATTAAGATTCTTTTCAAAGACAGAAAACAAGTTCTTGTCTATTTCTGTTGTCACCTTGTAGAATGCAAGACCTGTACTTACGACAGATTTATTACAGTCTATAACTATACTGATGATATTGGCGATACCAATCTCCAGTGTATATTACCGTGGTTGACGCTTGAACATCTTTCAAACATAGAGTCAACAACTGGCAAGCAGATGATATATTTTGACATAGTAAATAAAGAAACTACAAATGTTAAATACTATGCTCCGGTTGCAACTGTTAAAAGTGAAACCAAATGTACACATCCTGGTTGTGTAAATGGTACTATTACTACTGAAATTACCGTTCCTCGTGGTAATGACAATACTTATATGCCGGCGCCAACAATAAAAGTAAATACCATATGTCCAGAATGTAATGGTACCGGTAAAAAAAGCAGCGTAAGAGAACTTGTAGATGGTGGTACATTAAACTTCTATGAATTTTATATAAAAACAGATTCATGGCCATATAAAGAAAAAATTACAGACTTTAATACTCTGGTATATATTGACGAAACCACGTATAGACCATTGAATTCACTTGAAGATGTCTATGCTCTTATAGAAAAGACAAATGCCGAAAATGAAGGAAAAGAGTCTTACAAACGGAAAGATTTAAGCATATACATATTCCCAATTCCTGTTTTTGATAAAATCACAACAAAAGATTTGGAAACTGGCGAAATTACTACCAAATGGATAATAAAGGATTACCGTTATTATCAAACTAACTATACTGATAAAGATGGAAATCTTATTCCGTTAAAAGCATATGTTTGGTGGCAAAAACCAGATGCTAGCGGATTTCGTACAGATCAAGATACTTATAATAATCTTGGTGTTAGTGATGTTTATAATACAGGTTATCCTAATTTTATAGATGAACAAATATTTGTAAACGAAAGTACTTACTCCATGTATTATGTATATAGAAGTGGCGGTATTAAGAATTTCTTAAAACATTGTGGTGAAATCGAAACTTTAGATGGTACATTACATACTCCTCTGATTGAAACATATACTGACATTTCTGATACTGATAAAATTTGGAATTTTATTTGTCAAAAAGATAAAAACCTTCCAATATTCCCATTTAGTAATAATACGCTGTATGTTTCTGAAACAAATAATCCATTTAAAGTAGATTTATATAAAAACAATAATCTTGTATTTAAAAACATATTGGCGCAAAAAACGGCTTCCAATAATAGTCCATTAGATAGTAAATTATTAAAACCAACCGATGCCTGGCCAGAACCGGATGATAGAACATCCAGTATTTACCCGATCGACTATTTTTATGGAACTACTCGCATAACTAATTTTAGTGATGACGATAAAGATTATGACCCAGAATACGGCAAATGGCTTAATTTTATAAATGCTTCTAATAACAGTACAATAGCATACAGAAACAGTTATGGTGACGATACTGTTGATGCCAACGATAAGAATGCTATTCCAGGGTTATCATTTACAAATTTTACAAGGTCTTTAGTTGTAACGTTTAAATGTCATATTACAATACCCGAAAATAAAATTAACAAATATATCAGACCTCCAGAATCTGATACTGGTGTTCTTACATTATTTAAGCTAAATATTGGATATGCCTATATAAACGAAGATGGTACTTCAGACGATTTTCCGAATACGATTATATATACCGATGGCGTTATAGATTCGCCATATATCTTTAACCTTAATATACCCACCTATAAAGTTTTAAACTCAGAGAAATATGATGCTGATAACAATTTATATTATGAATGGCCTACAGCATTCACTTTAACTTGTACAGCAGTAATTGATACTAGTCTTAACCATAATTTTTATCTTCCGATTAAAAATATTCATTTTTGTTTTTCGTTAATTCAACAAACGGAAAATAATCCATATGATATTAAAGCGTTGGATATTAATGCTGAAATAATTGCATTATCAAATATACCAACATATGGCATTACAGATCATACTCTAAAGCGATCTACTGAACAATATACAAATATAAGTTTATTGCCAAAAATAGAATACAATTACAACAATTATCCTGAAGGCGTGTTTAATTATTATCAAAATAAGTTTGATACCTCTATCGAAAATTACATTTTCTATAAGTATAATAATAATAAATCCAGTTATTTTAACATTGGTTTAATGCCATATGAAACAACAGATAATGGTATTACGCTTATTCCTGATACAATAGAATCCCAAAAAAAGTATAAAGGTTTCTTGAATATTATGTATCAACGAAAGCTTCGTTCTATCTATGCAAAACAGGACTCTCGTGAAGACTACTTTACTTGTCCTGTATGTTTAGGCAACGAAAAAGTAAAATGTGATTACTGTAACGGTAAGCGTAGACTTAGAATGTATGATTATAATTTAAACCCTGATTATAATCCTAAAAATGCAGATAATGGTCCGGAAGTTCTCGTACGTTATCCATGTCCTGCCTATACTGATGGAAGTGTAGACCATGATAAAGGTGTTTGTATTGATAACCGTTGTCGTATTTGTGCCGGCACAAAATCTATGGTTCGTTATTATTACTATAACGCATTAGAATTTAAAGATTTAACTGAGTATAATGGTAAAACACCAGTAGATGTTGTAAGCCTATCAGACCTTGATGACCTTAATATCAAAAATAGGGTATTAACCAATACGGTTACAGAAAAAGGTTCTAAACTTTCGGAACCGTATATTAACTATCTTATTAGAAAATACTATTCTGTACCAGTTGAAGGAACTGAAGAAGATTTCGCCAAGTATTATGAATACTATAATTTAGCTATCAATAATACAGTATTCTATATTCTTAATGGTCAGTTTACATCGTATTATTATCACATTGGTTCTGGTCAACATATCAAAGTAGATTACGGCTATAATTATATCTATTCTACAGTGACAGTCGATAAAAAGACCTGGGATAAAGATGAATCTCAGTATCAAGATGACACTGTATTATATCGTGTAATATCAAATGCTGATGATGTCGATAATATGATTGGTTTTTATGTAATTACCGAAACGGATGTTAAAACACAGGATGATAATTTTGCTAATGCTCGTGTTCAACGAATATACTTCGATAAAAATTGGGTATATACAAATCTTTTAAAGGACATGACATTTAATAAATTTAATACATTTACTGAAGAACAACATAATGTAGTTGGTAAATATCAGGACTTTATAACAAAAGAATATCAAGGTGACGCTACCGGTAAGATGTATACTCATGTTCATGACGATACAGAAAAAATCGTCGAAACTAGATGTACTACTTGTGACGGTACTGGTGTTGACCCGGAAGATGAAACTAAACCATGTCCACTTTGCGGCGGAACTGGTGACTATCCTAATGACCTTCAGCCAGAATCTTTATACTATGAAAAAGCTGTTTATGCTTACTCTTCTTCAGAATATATAAATACAAATAATATTAGTTTTGAAGTTGATGACCAAGTTTCTGTTGATGATTTGGAAGTTCATGGGGAATAATTAAAATATGTCACAACAACCGGCAATGTTACAAGGCAATGTAGGTACCAATGGTTCTAATACCGGTGGTACTGCTGCATATAATTCTTCAAAAAGCAGTGCAAAAAACAATGCAAAAAACAATGCAGAAGTACAGTCGTTTAACGAAGTTTTCGGATATACAACAAACCAAAACTATGGATTTGGCCAGAACTTCAGTCATGAGACTTCAAATGCCGGTATCGGTAATTCTTGCATTCACCTTGTAACTTTCGACGCTACAGACTTTATCAATCAGCTTTATAACGTAAAGGAATATAAGCTGTCAGATGACCAAAAGAAAGAATCTACCGCAGTAAGATTCTCTGACTTTGTAGGATTGGTTAAAGAATCAGTAGTTGACAAACACGATACTTATTATGTAATGTTATCCGCATTGCTTGAAGAACTTCCGGAGATTTCTTTTTCTTATGAATTTACGGAAGGTCCAGGCGAGACAGCGCAAGATACAATTTCCAATTTTATAAGTAATGACATATTCAATGCTTGTGCAGCATTGGGTACGGCTGATAGTTCCTTCAAGAATATCTTAAAAACTGGTACATTGACTAATGACATTTGGAGCGGTGTAAAGGCCAGCGAGATAAAACTCAAATTCAAAATTTATACAGCCGATACCCTCGGTCAAACAGATCCGGATGTTTGGATAAAAGCGTTGTCCATGTATGCTTCGCCGTATACAGGAAACCAGTCAAGCATCAGAAACCAAGTACAAAATATCGTTTCTGGTGTCGTAAACACCATGGGCGTTGGTCAAGCATTATTCTCAGCATATGACAGTATTGACATGACCAATAAAACCAAAAGGAATACTGAAGCTGCCAAAAAAGAAAAAGATAAGAAAGCAACAACAGAAGCTGAAACGCAAACACCGTTAAGACAAAAACAAGAAGCATTGAAAAAGTCAATGCAATCTTTCCATGAGCTTACCGGTAAAATAGGAAATATTGCTTCTAATATATCTGATATTATGTCTTTACGTTTCAGTTCTACTCGTGTTTTCGGTGAATTCAATCGTGTAAATGCATTAGGCGAAAAATTATGGGCATTATACTTGTATGATAATTTCCTTTTCAAACGCCCGTTGACTGTTTTTGTCAAAGACTGGACTGTCAAACCTTCGCAAGAAATTAATACCATAAAAGTAGTAAACGGTTCCGAAGTTAATTTTATTCAGAGACCCGTTTATTATCAATTCGAATTAACCTGTTCACTTGACCAGACATATTCGATTGACCAATGGAATGAAGTATTAAGACCTGAATTAAGTATTTAATTGGGTTTTAATTTCAGTCTTTGCAATATTATTGGACGTTCCCATAAGCATACTAGCCAAATCGGTCGTACCGATCTTACCAGCGGTTCTTATGTTTATAGTAAAATCAACATATATCGGGCAAATCCTACCGTCCGATAATATTGTCGTATTTACGCTCGGTTTACAAGACCAATTATCAATTATCCAATAATTATATGTACCTGCCTGGAACAAATTACCGTAACTCATCGTAAAACGAGGACATGCGGTTTCAGTATTTCCTGCAAATGTTTCTACAGCTGCTACAAGATATGCGGCGGATTCAATAAGTCGTTGTTTAGGATCCGTTGCTTTAAGTTTATAATCATTAACATACTTTAGCTTATCGCTAATTTCTTTTTGTGCATCTAGCTCTTTATCAAATTGGTTTAATGCATCAGTAAATGCGTCTTTGTCAGCCTGTGAAAAACCGTTAGTACGCTTACGTAACTCATTAAAATCAATAAGCATATTTCCGATAATATCACCTGCCAAAAGTCCTTTTTCTGCAGCCGTAGTTATGGCCTGGTCAAGAATTGTAACATTGTTTCCAAATCCATATTTTTTAGGAGCAGAACAATAGAAGAGCATTTTAAAAATTGTAAAATAATCGGTAGTATCATACATCTCTGTCGGATAAGCACGAAAATGCAAATTGACAGAAACCTTCGCGCCTTCTTTAGGATATTGCTGTGACCAACCGTCTGTAAGCAACAGCGGCTTGTATTCGCGGTTAGAAGATGCCATCAACTTAAATAAGTCGTTCTTAAACAAGTCATTAACCTTGTTAGCCAAAGAAACATGCGGAGCAATGCCCAAAGTAGTAGAATAACTAATTTGCGGCGTTTCCATTGCTATACCAGTAATGTTATACTTTGTAGAAATTGATACTTTTTTATCGATTAAATCCTGTGTACCAGTACGTTCTTGTAAAGAGAAAAACCTAGAAGCAAAAGCCGGAGATTCCGACCCAAGCTGATTACTTGTCAAGCCTGTAGAATTATATACGCTAAACGGCATTCATTACCCCGCTGTTGTAACCGGCTGATTCTTGTCCATCAAGCTTGCCTGATAGTTATCATTCAATGTAGTAACCAATCTATCTACGCCTTCAGAGAATGCCCTAGTAATTTCCTTGTTGTTTGCAGTCTGCATATTCGTGATATTTGTTGTCTGTCTTACAAGTGTAGATGCGATATTGTCATTCGGTGTAATAGTGATATTTGTTCCATTAACCGGTGTCATATTAGTATTGAAACTAGCATTCTGAACAACCGGAGTCATATTCATCTCTCTTAACAACTTATCCTGATTTTCTATAAGACGAGTCATTTGATTCATCGGAGCGGTAATCTCCTTAGTCATCATCTTAAACGCATCGTCATTAGAAGCAGTTTTATTATTCGTTGTATTGGTTACATTCGTAGTGGTATTTACGGTTTCTGGAGACGAACCAAAACCAAGTTTCTTACCAAGCCAAGTATTACCGATCTTGTCTTTTATACCACCGAAAAAGTTGGAGATATAATCTCCAATACCCTTAAAAAATCCCAAAACAGAATTCTTAAGGTTAACAGCTATTCCGGAGAATATTCCCTTTACCCAGTCTACAGCGAATTCAAAAACAGCCACGGCCTTATCAAACCAGCCCGAAAACGCTTCTTTTAACCAGTTCCAGCCGAAGCTTACAACTTCCTTAAGTTGTTCCCACCATTCGCCAAAATTTTCATAAATCTTAAACATTATTTTGGCAAGAATTTCACCGATTAAATCTATACCTTTCCAAATAACATCGCCAACAAAAAGAATTCCTTCCCATAAAATCTTGCCGGCTAATTTCATACCGTCCCAAATTATATCCGGCATGTCATCCCAGATTTGAGCAAGATGATCCTTCATACCTTGCCATAATCCATACAAGAACGCGATACCGAGAATAATATACGGTAAGAATCGAGATACAATCATACTGATTAATGCTGCCGGTGAAAATACGGCAAACAAGATTTTTTTAAGACCTCCCAATAATCTAGGTAGCAATTTACTTAAACTTCCAAAAAGATTACCACTGGATTTCGATACTACTTGTACTTTTTCCTTTGCTTTCGGCGCTACAAACGACTGTGCAATCTTCTGCGTCCTAATAGCCTGTGCCTGCTTTTTAGTAGAAGCTTCCATTGCTTTCGTATTAGCCCTAGAAGTCAATGTTGCAATCTGTTGAATAGAAGACGGGGCAATTTTTAATTCTCCTCCGACTTTTCCTTTTACCTGATTACTTTTCTTAACGACTTCAGCCATTTCTTTTTGTTGTCCGTTTACAGATAATGCCTTCGTGCCTGTACCAGTAGTCGCAACACCAGATTTCAAAACTTTAAGAATCTCTTGAAGAATTCCGGTCTGTGTAGTCAATGCGGTCTGCATCGAAGATATAGCCTTCGATTGACCTGTAGAATTCTTCGAATTCTCTTTTGCCTGCTTATTAAGCTCTTTAAGAGCATTGGCCATAGCAGTATAACCGCCAAGCTGGGTATTGGCAGCTCTAGCTATATCATTAATCTGGGCAGCATTTCTATTTGCACGTGTAACATCGATTGCACTCATACTTCTATATTTATAAAAAAGAAAACCGGCCTAGACCGGTTTCCAATTTAATTATTTCAGAAGTATTAATATCCAAATACACCAACAATAAACGGAGGGGTCTTCGGCGGGAACTCGCTAAGTTCAAGGCATGTCAAATTGTAAGTCTGACGTTTCTGAAGAACTTCAAAATTATGCTTTTCCTTATTCTTCCAGTTTTCATTCAATGTCGGGTACTTTTCAAGAAGCTTTGAATTTTCTTCAGTAAACTCGACAATATTTTCACGAATAACCGGACGACCAGTGTCATCGGTAATAATCGTATTCTGTTCATCACGGTCAGCATACTTCTGAACAAGTTTCTTCTGTTCAGCATCAAATGCCGGATAATCAGGTTCACGATGTTCGTCATAAAGTTCGTTCATCATCTTGGCATACGGTTCGGCGAGTGTTTCGCATGTCTTAAAAATGAACCAAGAATACTTCGGTGCTTCACCCGGTTCGTTGATTTTCTTCGAAAGGTTTTCAAAAACCTGCTTTAACTGAAAATTACTTAATGTCACTTCACGTGCAGTCATATAACTCCTAATTATTTTTAATTAATCCTTTATTATACAAATATATTAAAAAACTGTAAAGATGTTTACAAACAGATGGTGTTTTTTCTGGATTTCTTATACGGTTCGGAATACGGTTATAACCTTGAATCTGACCGAAGAATGTCTTTGACTGGACATCCGGATATGCAGTATTGTAACGGAATGCCTTACATTCACAGAAGACTTCACCGATATTCTTTACCGAGAATGGCTGTTCAATATCGTCCCTATGGAATTTAACAGCAACCTTGTACTTACCGAATTCTTCAAATTCAGACTGAACAACTCCGGTACAAACCATATCTTCCGTATCTTTTCCGTCAACATGGAAAGTAATAACGCTAAGGTCCTTATCAGAATACGGGAAAACCTTTCTGAAATTGTTAAGCAAATCCTGAATGGTCATCATCTGAGCTTCGTTGAGCTCCGAAATATAATTCTTAAAATTAATCTTCATTCTGCTCCTCAGGATTATTATTATCTTTCTTTATACTTATCAAAAAATCGCGGACAACTTCCAAGTCTGGGTATTTCAAAATTAACGGTTTTTCTGGATCTCTTTTCAAGTCATTCCAAATATCAGTAATACCGTTATACCACATAATGAACCACCAATAATTCATGGTTCCATATGCTCTAAGAGAAATCAAGTCTGGTCTACATTCTTCATTATCTCTAACAACTATAAAGTTTTCCTTACCGAAATCATAGTCATCAGCATCAAGCGAACAAAGGTCATATTGAAGTATACCGTCGACCAAAACTTTCTGTAAATATTCTGTTCTTGAAGCTATTGTTGCCATGCATTATTTATAAAAGAAACCTGTCAGGCGACAGGCTTCTGAGACTTGATATAGTCAATTAGACAGTATTTAACGATAGGCCGTAGACTTCGATAATAATAGTCAACTTCGGTATACGGAATCAACTTATAGTTATCGACTTCCTTGACGTCCATACCGTCAACGTTAAAATATGTGCAACAATTTAACTTACTCAATTCAACCGAGGTCTTAGCAACATATACATGCAAATCTTTATATTTTGTATATTCGAACATTCCGCAATCATACAGATCCTCTTTCTTAAGAACAATTCCGGATTCTTCATATAATTCGCGCAATGCCGTCTCGTAATGTTCCTCATATCGTTCAACATGGCCCTTAGGAATGTCCCAATGACCATAGATATAAGGATGATGGGACGGATGACATGCCAAAAGCATATGCGTCTTCTCATCGATTATAATTACACCACAACTTACTGCTTTCATATTATTAAATATAGCAAATTTTTAAAAAATTTAAACAGTTTTTCTCTTTTTATCTAAATTTTATTTACGCTTTTCTATATTATAAATATAATGATGTTAAATAGCAAAGTTTTTAATGTAAATAGCCCAATGATTCCTTTTACGAAGAAGGAATTGAGCTCTGTGATTTGTAAAAACATTACCGTAGGTTATGTGTCTACGGATTATTTCAATCTTATCGAAACCCTCAAGCGTATCGCTACGGCTAAGCAGATTCCGGTTACGTTGAATGTCAACACAATCTACAACTCGACAAATAACCCAGTAAATAAGCAGGACGTACTTATCAAAGTCGAAGGTACCCAGACATTCCAGGAATATATCAATAACGCAATCAGTAATGATGACAATTCCGAATATATTAACTTCCTGACCTATTCCATAAATTTCAAGGATTCTGTCAAGGAACTCAAATATACAATGTACAAGAAGTTCCTCTGGAATTATCACAATATCGATACATGGTTCGCTTCCAACAATATCGGATTAACTACGGACCGCAAGAACCAGTTAGTTCAGGATTTTGATTTCTTCAAGAAAGCAGTTATCGAAACAAACGACTTTGCTTCATTCGTTGACAGCTGCAAGGCTGAAGACATCAAGCTTGCAACAAATTACCTTATTAACAAGGGTATTGAATTATTAAAGAAGCATAAGGTAGAACTCAATACACATATCAACAACATGAACAAGAACGAAGAACAGATTATTCTCAACAATCCGATTATCTTGAGAATCTATATGCTCGGAAGTTGTGCGGCTCAATGTAGACGTGACTGGCCGAAACTCAAGTTCTCCGTTCTCGACAAACGCTCACTTGACTCTATCGCATTATGGGAAGACTAACGTATGGCATTAACATTTAACACTTCAATCGGTGTATTTACCAACTGGCACACATTTGATGGTAGTTGGAATTTTGAGTATACCCAGCAGTATAATACTGATGGTTCACCAGTAACGGATAAATCTAAATATCCGGCTGGAACGATTTTCTTTGATAGTGATGTTTCATCGTTCTTTTTGAGTTCTTCCGTAAAGAATGTTTATATCGATAAAGTTCCTGTCGTTATAGCATCTTCCAATATTCAATATACAAGCATTAACAGTACAATAAAAGAGAAAGATGAACAAGGAATACCGGTAACAATCACAGGTGTTCACCGTTGTACTATTGTATTCGAATCTAAGACACCTATTGACCCAGGTAACTTGTCTATCACGTTAGGTACTGGCACTAATGCGACAATACTTTATGAAGTAAATCGTAAAAAAGGTACTATCGAATCGAATAGTACCATTAAAGATATTTCGATTTCACGAAATTCCGACATTTATACATTATCTTTCTATGTATCTGTCGACGGTAATACATTAACTGATGCAGCTTTAACAGAAAAACAGATTTATGTAACTGTCTGGAATATTGCTGCAAATACGGTAACATTTAATACCAAATTTGCATGGAAAACTATTATCAATGAAAATGATATTGGCGATGTAACTCCGCTCATCATTACTTTCACTGATCCTGTTCCAGAAAACCGAATCGTATATCCGCCCAATGAAGGTTCTATCAAAGTTATTGTTCAGAATCCTAACTCTGAATTATTCGATATTGCACCTACAGTAATATTGGAAGACGATAGTATCGGTGTTATTGATGATTATCGTTATGATTCTACAACTGGTACAGCGACATTCTATGTAAGACCTATCAATGAATCCGGTTATGTAGTTGTAAGTGCCTGGCTTTCCGTAAATAACTCAGAAATTGATGGTGCATTAAAAGCTAAAACATTTGCCACTGCAATGGATGGCGAATGGATTGGCGCAACTGAAGGTCGTTTAATCAGATTTAAACAAAATGTTCCAAAGTATTTGAAGAATGACAATTACGCATCCTTCGTTCAAGCTACTGAAGATTTCTTTAATACAGTTTATACTTCCATGACAAATGGCAAACATATCAGTATTCTTGAAAAGTTCGCGCGTATCAATAACTTTGACGATATTAAGGCCATGGAAGCACCGCTTATCGACCTTTATCGTAAACAATACGGTATCAATGTCCAGCCGAACAATGACGACTTGAACTTTTATCTTCGTAATAAGCAATTACCTGCCGAAGAAAAAGATGAAACAGAAACAACGCCTACTCGTGGATTAAGAGCTGCGCCAGAACCTCAAGATACAGATACCGAGGTTTTGAAGAATTATGTATTCCGCGATATTACCGGTTTGGAACTCAATAGCTTTATCAAAGACATCTATAAAAATATTCCATACTATAACCAGATGGCTGGTACTTATAGAGGTATCAAATTTATATTGAACCAGATTGGACTTTGTGTTAAACTCGCAGAAATCTGGTCTACACGTGAAATTACCGATAACTTCAATCATGAAGAAAATTTTGCACGTGAAGACGAACTCAATGCTGAACGTTATATCGGTAATTCCGGTAAGCTTTCTGATATTGGTCGTTATTACTTGACATCCCGTTTTGATGTCGACGTCATGGACACAGGTTTAACTTTTAGAGAATTCAATGAACTTTCATATAATATTGTCAAATTAATTCTTAAAGTAAAACCGATTCATCGCGTATTAAGAAAACTCGCATATGTTCTTGTAGCAAATACAGATATTCATTTCCAAGATTTTATTCTTGACCGCCTCGGTGGTTCTCAAGAAATCAAAAATTATAAGTATACGTGGAATTTATTTGATGATTTTGCAGTTAAGAAAACAACAGATGACAATGGTGTAAATCATACTTGGAATATACCAGATCCAGAAAATGTATATGCTTATGTTAACAAAATAAGAACTGAAAGTTTGTTTTTCCCGTTTAATACAGTTGATGCACAAGTAAAATATACATGGGACCGTTATAATGCCTATGGTGAAGACTTCGGTGTTGGCATTTCTGATGGTTCAGTTCCAACAAATAAATATGCTGATGAATTCTTAAATAAGCATGTTTATATGGAAACACCGTCCAAGAAACCAAGATTCAGTATCTATGGTCGAACTGAACAAAATGAATGGCAAGATAATGGCTATGCAAGAGCTTCTAAAAATTCATACAATAACCTATTCAATATCGAGGAAAAACTCAAGCGTTCTTTCTGTAATAAAATAGGCGTTAATTTCTGTTATCTGGAAGTTCAATGGAATCCTAAATATGGTCTCACTCGACCACCAAGTTTATGTTGTTCCATTAATGGTAATTATGTAGCATTAATAACTGATATTTGTGTAAATACAATTAATCCTGTTGATTTGACTATTCAATATCAAGGTGTTACTTATAAACTTATAGATATATTGTTTGGTAGAGTTACCTGTCCTGCAGTTACAAGTCAAATAACTTCTGATATATGGACAAAAAAGATTTTTGACTTAGGTACTTATGCAAGTGTAAAATCAGATACTAATGGTTTCTATCTTAACTTAATGGGTGCTGCACAATCGGTATTAGATGAAATTAAAGTCGGACCATATTATAATAAAAGCTTTGAAGACGAATATAGTGAAATACATAAACCGATTGCGCTGTTTGCTCAAATTGCAGATTTCAAAATCGCATTAGGTACTGACTATCTTACTTATGAAGAAAAAGAATTACCTAAAATATCGTATAATGAACGTGAATATAAAATTTTTATAAATTATCAAGAATATACACCACCTGTTGTTGAATTCGTTTGGGAACATGCTGGTTGGGGTACTAATTTCTATGTATTAAAGAAGGGTTATACCGACAGAAACGATAGAAATTATTGGAAACTTATTTATAAAAATAACTGTAATTATCAGAAAATTACAGAAATAGGTGCAGATGTCGCTACTGATAGTCTCGGCTTCCCAATTATAATATTGGAACATTCATGTGATGAAAAAACACAGCGATCTGTCAATAGTCGATATGCAGGATTAAACTATGTTCATACAGCGCCTTCTGAAGACGAAGATAAAGTATACATGTATGTATTCTCTGACGAAGATGACCAAAACTTTACATCTGAAAATTATTCGCCAAAAACCTTTAAAGTTATGGATTTTGCTGAAAACAATGAAGTCAAAATGGTTGTTTATCGTGTAAATGATATGGCACAAAGTGCAGAATTTTCATTAGATGGCGCAGATGAAGAGTTTTCAATAATTATTCCGAAATAAAATAAAAGGAGCTTTAAAGCTCCTTTTATTTTTTCAATTTGGGTTCTGATTTATCGTATTTACCGCTATAAGTAACTTGCTGTGTTCGTGTATCAAAATTGAAATTCATACCGCTCACAGTTCCTTCTTCTGTATATGTCGAATAGTATGCAGAGAACGGACGGAAATACTTATCATACATTGTCTTATTACCAAATTTAATCGTATCATCCTGGTTATCACCAAAGCCAGATAACGACATATATTCCTTTTTCTCTATCCATTCATCGTAATGAGGAACAGCAGAAGTATAATAACAGAAGTTCTTATCATCATACAGTTCTTCAGTAGTATAAAGTGGATGGTCTGCAGGGCTCCATTGCTTAGTTTCCTTAACAAGCAACTTAGCGTCAGCATTATACCTCGTTAATTGGTCCGTACGCGTGTAAAAATATTCGGTAGTAGAAGTCTTAGTCTTGTCGTCCCAAGTGGTTACAGGCTGTCCAGAAAGCACGTATGCGCTTGTTACGAAAGTATCATATACATTCGAGAAATCATGTGGCTGTGTAAGTGTTCCGTTAGGATTACCGAATGCTTGAGCATGCCATAAAGCACCAGCGGTCTTGTCTGTCTGAAGGAACGTATTGATTTTCGTAATAATCTGTGCGGTCTTAATCGGTAAGTAGTATACGCCTTCGATTGTAAACGTAATTGTTCCCTTGACTTCACGACGGTCTTCTTCACCCATTGCGTCGTTATCAATCTGAATACCAGGGTCATTCATTCTAAGCTTGATAGAACGGCGTTTATTGAAGAACCAGAATTCCTTTACAGCTAAGAAAGCTGCTGGACGGAATCTTGGAAGAATCTGCTCACCAATATCATTCACGTCATCAATGTCTTCACAGTTGATTTCCATTGTAATATTCAAATTTATCGGCGCTGGCTGAACGTCAGACCAGAACTGTTCTTCCATTTCGTATTCAATACCAGCGTTGGTCAACACGTCATTATAGAATGCACGAGTTTCATAAACGCCAGAATCTCTATCAGCTGCATAGCTAATGCCATCAAGCTTATAGGTTATATTTGGCAACGAAATATATGCTGGTTCTCCTGTCTCCTGTTCTGTTCTAAAATCATGAGACTTCTTTCTAGGACCGTACTTGATAGGAACACGAACCCATTTTTCGACTTCCTGGTATTGATTTCTTCGACCGATATATATGTCATTAAAGAAATTACCAAAAGCTGTCAAAAGAGCTCTTGTCGTTCCGGCAAAATAATATTTCGGCGGATAACCAAAATTAGTCTTATCCGGATCACCTGCCTTGTTATAACCAACCATGTGCGGTTTAAAACCAGGCTGTGTATAATTTATCATTGCCATTAGTTACCTATTACGAGAATTTAGAAATTAAACCGAATTCGCCTTCAAGTGCTTCAATAGTATCAGTCATCAAATTGTTAATTGCAGTCTGAGCTTCAAACTTCTTCGCAATAACACTCAAATCGTCGATATACTTACGGAGCTTACGAAGTGCGTTTTCAGTATTGTAAATCTTTCCGTCAATATCTGCGGGAATCGGATTGATAGAGAACTCTTCTTTACCAAGGCAGATTTCAACAAGCTTATCGGCAAAGTCACGGAGCTTCTCATAAATTTCCTGAAAATGCGTATGATGGAAACCGCTTTCACAAGACCAATGATAGATATGAACCTGATTGGCGAAATTAAGAGTTTCAACCGCAAAAGTAAACAAAGACTTAAT